CTTAGATGGTTTCTGGACTCAGTTAGGTCTTAGACCAGGTGCAATGGCTGAAGATAAAACTCTTCCATTTGAAGCACAAATCATCAGCTACTTATTGCAGTTACATTCATTTGAATTAGATAAATTAATCTGGAAAGGAAACAAAGCTACTGGATCAGGTAACTTATCTAAAATGAATGGATTCAGACAATTCTTAACAGTTGCAAATGGTTGTGTTAACTTGAATGCATCTTCAGTAGCAAGTATATCTGCTACAAATGCATTTGATGTATTCTATGAGTGTTTCATTGAAACTCCAGCAAATGTTGCTGAGACTAATGACTTTATCTGTTTTACAGGTCGTGAGAACTTCAACTTCTTAACTAAGAATTTAGTTGATGATAACTTATTCCACTACAATCCAGCTAACATTGGTGACTTGAATGAGTTGATCCTTCCGGGAACAAACATGAGAATTGTTAAAGTTAACGGATTAAATGGATTAGATAACATTTATACTGGTAGAGCTTCTCAATTTGTATTTGGAACTGACTTAAGCTCTGACTTTGAGAACTTTGATTTATGGTATTCTCAAGATGATGATGTAATCTACTTAAGATCTAAATTTAGAGCTGGTGTACAAGTACCTTTCTTGAGCCAAATCGGAGTTTGGAACGGAACATCTTCACCTAACTAAGAAAAATAATGGGAGGGGGTGACTCCTCCCTATTTAATAACATTAAAAAAACAAAAAGCAATGAGCTGTAATATGACACAGGGATATAATGACAGAACTTGTACCAACGGTAAAGGTGGTATAAAATCTGTTATGATATTTCCATTAGAGAATGTAACTGCCTCTACAATTGTAGACAATGAAGTGACTGCTTTGACTGTAACAGGTGAAGTATTTTTGTATAAGTTAAAATCTAACTTATCAAGTTATACTGCACCAATCAGAGTGAATAAAGGAAATGGAACTCTTTGGTATGAACAAACTTTGACTATGATCTTAGCTTCAGATACTAAAGAATTACGTTCAGAGATTCACTTACTAGGACAGAATGAGTGTGTTGCTTTTGTTGAGAAAGCTGATGGTACTGTTGTTGCTCTTGGATTTGGTGAAGGACTTCAAATTGCTGAAGCTTCTGCTTATGGTTCTGGAGTAATTAAATCTGATAGATTAGGACATGACATTATTATGGGTGGATTAGAAAATGATCCTGTTCCAGATGTACTTTCATCTGTTTATTTATCATTATTAGGTCAACAATCGCCATCTATCTAAGAATTGATTGAAGTGATATTTAAAGGGAGGGCTATGTCCCTCCTTTTTTTGTATATTTGAACATGGAAATAAAAGCAAAGTTTATTGGATCAAAACAATGGTCAATATTATTGAGCAAATGGATTGATATAAAAAGAGGTGAAGAGGACTTTTACCATTCACTTGGATTTATTCATATATTTGAAATAAAGAAACCTAAATTAATTAAAAATGCTAAAAATACTGAAGGACTCAACTTCAATTATGATAGTGACAGTAACGGAACTGACAACAGTTAGTCCAGTTTACTACCTATTTGAATTTGAACATGAGCAATCATTCTTAAAGTATTACTGTATTCTAGATAATATAAGCTTAGCTACAGAAAGATATGATGAGTTTGAGCTTGTTGATGGAGTAGATTTAAATTTTGATTATGATGGATACTATACTTATAGAATTTATCAGCAAATATCATCAACTAATTTAGATCCAATTTTATCTGATGGTTTAGTAGAAGAGGGGAGAGCTCATGTTTATGTTATTGATTCTCCATCTAATGAGTATAATGAAAATATAACATTCAATATATATGAATAAGTTTGAATCAATGTCATTTAGAAAGGACTTTGTCCTGCCAGTTGAGGAACAAGATAGATTGCTTGGATTTATCAAATGGGGAAAAAAGAATGACTATCCTTATTTTTTAGTGGACCTTTATAATGGTTCAGCATGGCACCAAGGAATAATCAAGAATAAAACTCACTACATTGCTGGTGGAGGTCTTGAAGTTGTTACTGGTAACTTAGAAAGGTTTCTGAATAACTCCTATTCTGATTTCACAATGGATGAGATTGTTGAGCAATTGACATTTGATTATGAATTATTTGGAGCATTTGCAGTTAAAGGTACTTGGAATCTAGAAGGTACAAGAGTAGCTGTATGGGAATATCTACCATTAGATGCAATAAGAGTATCATCAGATGAAAGAATGTATTATATATCAGATGATTGGACAATGCAACAACAATCAGCTGAGAAAACAAATCTTAGAACTATTCCAGCTCTAGATGAAGATAAAAAAGTTGGATCATTTGTACTTTATTATAAAGACCCAGCTAAGAAGGCAAGGAAAGAACATGGAGTATATCCTAAGCCTGTTTATCAAGGTGGATTAACAGCTATTCAAACTGATGTTGATATCTCTAAATTCAACATGTATGAGTTACAGAATGGATTCAAGTCAGGAACTATGATTACATTCATGAATGGATTTCCTGAGACTCAAGAAGAAGCAGAATCTTTTAAAAATCAAATCAAAGATCCAGCATCTAATATTGAAAATAGTGGTGATATTATAATAACATTTGCTGCATCAGCTGATCAAGCTCCAAAGGTAGAGAGTTTAAATGGAAATGACCTGGATAAAAGATATAGTGCTCTTGAGAAATCAGTTCAGCAGAATATTCTTGTGGCACATTCAGTTGTTTCTCCTTCATTGTTTGGTGTAGCTCCAGAAGGATCATTTAATGCTGCTGAATCTGCTGAGTTATTTGAGATATTCAAAAACACTTATGTCAACACAAGACAAAAAAGAATTGAATGGATATTGAATTACATGGTTACACTATCTGGTGATGTAGGAACTCTTACTCTTAGAGATGTTAATCCAATTGGAGTAACTAATAATGCTCCAACACAATCAACTCCTAATCAACCAACAGTAGAAGCACCAGTTGATGTTGCTAAAAGTGCATTAAATGGAGCACAGATTGCATCACTTATTGATGTTGTTGCTAAAATTAAAGAAGGAATATTAACTCCTGATGCTGCATTGCAAGTATTACTAGCATCATTTCCAACAATTGATGAAATCCAAGCTCGTAAGATTGTAGGATTAAATTCAGCTCCTCAACAAATGTCATCTTGTAAGCATGTTGATACATTCTCAGATGATGAGATTGGATACTTTGCTCAATATGGTGAATCAGCACAAGAATATGAAATATTTGCTACTTTTCCAATTGCCTGGGATACTCCATCTGCTGATGTATTTACTAAACAAGACCAATTATTTGCAACCATTGGAGAGATATCAGCAGAACTAAATGACTTTGATAAGAATGTTTTAAAGATGTTAGGTGATGGTGAAGACTCTAATGCTATTGCTAAAGCTCTTAATACTAACATTGAAGAGATTGCTAAGTCAATGGCTAAGCTTATGAAATGGGAGGTGATTACAAAGGGAGAAGTAACAGATTTAGGAAAGCAATTAGTAAGAGAAGAAAATATTCCTATTGAAAGATTCGAAGTAAGATATGGATACAGGACCAGATTAGATGTTCCTCCAGCAAAGAGTGGATCTAGACAATTCTGTGAAAGATTACTAGGTCTTAATAGGTTGTATACAAAAGATGAGATTAATAGTATATCTAATAGAGTTGATAGAGATGTATGGAGATATAGAGGTGGATGGTATACAAATCCAGATACTGGTAAATCAACTCCATGGTGTAGACATGAATGGATTCAGCAATTAGTTGTAAAAAGATAAGATATGAATTATTTACTTTCAGTGGAGAATCTAAAGAAACTTGGACTTATTCACAATAATACAGATACTAAGCTCTTAGCAGTAGCTATTAAGAGAAGTCAAGATATGCATATTCAACCAGCTCTAGGAACTCCGCTTTATAGAGCATTACTTGATAGAGTTGAAACCAATACTTGGACTCAAGACTATTTAGATCTTATGAATGAATATGTTATTCCTTGCTTAGTAGCATTTGTTGATTATAGAGCAGCTTTATTGGTAACTGAAAAGATAACTAATAAGACTACTGGTAGAGTACAGGATGAAAATATACAAGCTAATACTTTGGCTGAGGTTGATGAATTTAGAGACCAATTAAGGAAAGATGCATATTTCTACAAAGAAAGATTGATCGGTTACTTAATGGATGATCAAGCTACTAAGTATCCAGAATATTGTGATATGTGCTCTGATCATTGTAATGAATTTGTAAGGAAAGATAAGACAGGTTATAGTCCACTAAATTGGATCAGATGAAATTCTCAAAAAAACAAATTGATAAGCTTAAATTTTACCTAGAAAAAAATGGAAAGAACTCTCAACCAACTAATGAAAGAGTTGCAAATAATAGCAACAAAGCACAAACAGATAAGAGAATTCTTTCAAGGTGATTATATTGATGCTGTTTCTAGAGATGCTGCACAATATCCATTAATGGTTGTAACATTGCAACCTGGATCAATGACTACTCAAGCTGTTAATGTTAATATGATCATCACAATATGTGATAAATACAATATCCAAGAATATAGACAGATTGATGAGATACATTCTGATTGCTTAAGTATCTGCAATGACATAAGAATCACATTCCAACAATGGAGATTTGAGGACTTTATGGATATTAATGGAGATATAACAACACAACCATTCATTAATAGAGGACCAGATGTAACTGCTGGATGGACAATATCAGTGAATGCATCTATCTATGATAACAATGATTGGTGTTCTATACCTTATGATGATTATGACTTTCAGAACGATTAAGCATAATAAGTATGGAAAACATTTTTAAATTAGATTATAAGACATTTGGGAAAAGTCCATTCACTTATATTTTCTTTATTTTATTGACTATACTCATTATGATTGGTAGATATATTATTACATCAAAAGATACTGAGATTAAACAGCAACAGCAAAAGATTGATGATTGTGATGAGGAGAGAAAATCTGATAAAAAATTAATGCAAGATATACTATTCCAAAAAGAACTTAACAAAAAATTAGATGGAGAATAAAGTTTTATTGATTGCCACAATTGTGAGCTCTCTATTAGCAATTTTTACACCAATGCCAGTGCATCAATATCAAGATCATAAAAAAGATTTAATCACAATCAAAGCTGAAAAATATCTACATGATCTTGAGAAAGAAAACAATGTAAAAGTTGAACAACTTAAACATGATGTAGATAGCTTATTGACTGTAAAAAAGAAAGTTAAATACATTTATATTGTTAAAGATTCATTATGAGTTACACCTGGTTAAAAGAAGAGAAATCACCTAAGATATTAGTAGAAGCTATCAAGCATATAGGTACTAAGGAGATTGTAGGTAAACAACACAATAAAAAGATACTTGCATGGGCTGAAGCTATTGGTTTAAAATCAGTTTATACCAATGATGAGATTCCCTGGTGTGGACTTTTTATAGCTTATTGCTGCCATGCTCAAGGATTAGATGTTGTTAAACATCCTTTATGGGCATTGAACTGGAATAAGTTTGGAAATGTAGCTCAGGTTCCAATGCTTGGTGATGTATTAACATTCACAAGAAATGGAGGAGGACATGTTGGTATTTATATTGGAGAAGATACTACATGTTATCATGTACTAGGTGGAAATCAAAACAACCAGGTCAATGTGATGAGAATTGAGAAGTCAAGATTAAGTCAAGCTAGAAGAACAGCTTGGAAAATAGCTCAACCATCCAATGTAAGAGTAGTAAAATTAGAAACAAAAGGAGAAATTAGTCAAAACGAAGCATAATGAAAACACCTAAGAAAAAAAAAGACATCAACATCAACATTGATACTAAGAATGTAGATATTAAAGTGACTAGAAAAGATGGCACTACAGAGGTTAAAGTGGATACTCCTAAGTTAGACGTTCAGTTTAATAAAGATAGTGACTCTAAGGAGCTAAAAATAGATACTGAGAAGGTAGATGTACAAGTTACAAATGGTGAGGTGAATGTAGATGTTAATGAGCAGTCAGGCTTTGTAGGAAAGTTGATAAAATTAATTTTCAGAAGAAAAAAATAAGTATATTTGTACTGCATGTATATTGTTTGGTTACAATAACACCTAAGAGGGATGATCTATTAATAGTTTATCCCTTTTTTTATTCTATATTTGCATTAACAGTACCCGATTTACTTACCTTAAGAACAGTTATCGGGTCTTATTTTTTTAATACACCTCCTTTGCCTATCCACGATGCACACTTAGGAGGTTTTTTTATCTCTTCAAATGTTAAAATATGTTAATTAATTTGCATATATGAAAAGACTTACTAACTTTGTTTCATAATTATTAACCAAAACAATAAATCATGGAAGGAAAAATCGTATACTTATTAGTGCTTTACAGCATAGTAGCAACAATCAAAATTTTAACCCTTAAATCAAAATAACAT